TAATTTTTGTTAGAATATTACAATGACAAGATCAGATATTATAAATGGTTTAATAAAAAAACATAATTATAAATCTTATTTAGAAATAGGCGTAAATACAGCAGAACAACCCGGTTATAATTGGCCCAATATTAAAGTAGAATTAAAACATGGCGTGGATCCAGAAGTTGATACTACATATAAAATGACTTCTGATGAATTTTTTGAAAATCATATTTCCCAAAAATATGATTTTATTTTTGTGGATGGTTTACATATTTTTAATCAATGTTATAGAGATGTTTTAAACTCTTTGAAACACTTAAACGACAATGGAACTATTATGGTTCATGATTCCAACCCTTTATCTGAAATAACACAAAGACCAGAAAGAGCAAGTTCGGTTTGGCATGGAGATGTTTGGAAAGCTATTGTAAAATTAAGATTAACAAATGAAAATGTTGAAATTTACACAGTAGATACCGACGAAGGTTGTTCTATAATCAGAAAAGGAAAGCAAAAACTTTTAAAATTAAAAGAAAATTTTAAAGAAGAAGATATTTATTCATATAATGTATTAGAAGCTAATCGTAAAAAACTTTTAAATCTAATTACGATAGAAGATTTTGTAAAAAATTATCTTTGATGAAAGAAGTCCATTTTAAATCCGTTTTTATTCAAAATTTTTTATCTATTGGAGAAAATACAATAGAAATTAATTTTCATCAAGGAATTACTATAATAACGGGAGAAAACAAAGATAAAGGTGGAAAAAACGGAATAGGTAAAAGCACGATAGCTGATGCGATTTTCTGGTGTTTATTTGGTGACACGATAAGGGAGCTTAAGAAAGAAAATATACAACATAATTTAAACAAAGATGAATGTTGTGTGATTTTAAAATTTGATATCAAAAATTCAAATGAAGTTAAAAAATATCAAATCAAAAGAATTTTAAATCCAGCAAAAATAGAAATTTTATGTGATGATAAGGATGTTACTTTATCAACCTTACCTAAAAACGACGATTTTATTAAAAATCTTATAAATGCCAATCAAGAAGTTTTCAATAATGCCGTGATAATGTCAACGAACAGTACTGTTCCTTTCATGGCACAAAAAAAGACCGAAAAAAGAAAATTTATAGAAGGTATTTTACAATTAAATATTTTTGGAGAAATGCTTTTAAAAACAAGAGCAGAATATAATGATTTAAAAAAAGAAAATGATATTTTAAGTAATAATTTTTTAAATCAACAAAAAAATTTGGATATTTTTGAAAAACAAAAAGAAAAAGGTGAAGAACTGAAATACCACAAAGCAAAAATGAATTATTAAAACAAAAAAATGATTTTGATTTAAAAATAATTGCTTTAAAAAAAGCAAATAACAAAGAAGTTGAAAAAATAAACAATTTTAACTCTGAAATATTTAAATTGGAAAACGAAATAAAAAATAAAAACACGGAAATTAAAAAATTCAAAGAAAAAGGCAATTTTTGTCCAGTTTGTAATAGGGAATATTGTGATAAAGATATTGATACTGTTAAAAATCAAATTCTTCAACTAGAAATAGAAACTGGTGAATTATCCGATAAAATAAAAGATATTAATTTAGAAAAACAAAAAATTTTAGATTTTTCTCAAAAAATCGAAGATGGTATTGAAAAAATAAACGAAAAAAATAATGAAACAAAAAATTTATTATCAAAAATTGAAATAAATGATCAAAAAATTACATTGTACAATCAAAACATTAAAGAACATCAAAAATATATCGATGATTTAAACAATGAAAAACAAGATTACGATAAAAACATAGAAGAAACAGAGAAAAAAATAAAAGAACTGGAAAAAGAACTAAAAGAAGTTAAAAAAACAATGCAAATACTGGATTCTGTTAAGTTTATCTTATCAGAAGATGGCGTTAAAACATATATAGTTAAAAAAATAATAACTTTTTTGAATGAAAGATTAAATTTTTATCTACAAAAACTTGAAACTCCATGTAAATGTTTGTTTGATGAAACATTTGAAGAAACAATTTATAATGAAAATGGAAAAGAAGTTTCTTATTTTAATTTTAGTGGTGGGGAAAGAAAAAGAATAGACACTGCAATACTTTTTACCTTTCAAGATGTTTTAAGATTTCATTCTGGTACTTCATTTTCTTTAAACATATATGACGAACTATTTGATTGTGCGTTGGATACTAAAGGAACAGATAGGGTACTGGATATTTTAAAAGACAAAACAAATAAATACAATGAATCAATTTATATTGTTTCTCATAAGAATTCAGAAATTTTAAATATCGAAAATGTTATATTTTTAGAAAAAAACAACGGAGTAACAACTATAAAATCTTGAAATATTTTCATTATCTGATAAATTAATAAATTATATGGCATTAAAAATAAAAGAAGAATCAAAACAATTAATTAATGATAATAATATAGCTTATCAATATGTTCCAATTTCAGCTGGAATACCGTACCCACCACCAATATTACCGATTGGTATGCCTACACACTATTCGTATGCCGCATACACTCCCGTAAAAGTACCTACGGCTCCAAAATTGGAAATGCCAGAGGCGAATTTACCAAGAGCAATAAATTATTATGCTGATTATGGTGGTTGTGGTTTTTGGAGAATGATTTGGCCAGAATTTTTAATGAATGCTTATAATAAAGCATGTATGTCCGGACTTACACAAATGATTTTGGATTTAAGATTTTATAATGGCATAAAAGCTATTAGAATGCAACGACAAGCCACTCCAATTCAAAATAGTTTTGTAAAAGAATTGAAAAAGGCACAAAAAGATTTAGGGTTCAGGCTTATATATGAAGTTGATGATATTGTTTTTAAAGATGATATCCCCGACTATAACAGGTGTAAAGAAGCTTTTGTTGATCAAAGCATCATTGATAGTATTTTAAGCATCATGCAAGAAATGGATGAAATCACAGTAACATGTGATTATATGAAAGAATATTACCAATATAAAACAGGAAATAAAAACATCACAGTTATTCCAAATTATCCTCCAAAATTTTGGTTGGATAGATTCTACAATAAAGAAAGAGTTCAAAAATTATACGAAAAAAATAAAAAAAGACCTAGAATATTGTATTCTGGATCAGGAACACATATTGATGTGTTAAATAAAACAAATTTTAATGATGATTTTGCTCATGTTGTAAATGATATAATAAAAGCCAGAAAAAAATTCAAATTTGTTTGGAAAGGTTGTTTCCCATTAGCGGTCAAACCTTATATTGATAATGGTGAAATGGAGTTTATAAATTGGTCAGCATTACATGACTACCCACAAGGTTTGGTTGATACAAATTGCAATGCATCTTTTGCTCCATTGATTGATAATGTTTTCAATAAATCAAAAAGCAATATTAAAATGATAGAATCCGGTGCAATAGGAATGCCGGGAATATATCAAGACATGTGTACTTACAAAAATGCAGATTTGACATTCAAAAAAGGTTCCGATTTAATTGAACAATTGGAATATTTGACATCAGATTTTGATAGGTATATGAAATATTCCAATAAAGCTAGAACTTTTGTTGAATCTTTATGGATGGAAGATCATTTAGACGAATATGAAGCATTGTATTTTACAGATTTTGGTTCAAAAGAAAGAAATATCAAAGCTCCTACATTAATCAAAAACAATCCTGACCAAAAGACTTGATCAATTACTGTAAATATGCCATAATATAAAACATGGCTTATAGAAATGTTTATTATGACCACCGCATGGAGGCTGTTCACCTGTGGACTTGGGATGATAAAGGCGAAAGAACAAAAATTATATCATCTTTTGAGCCGTTTTTATATATTGAATCCGAAAAAGGAACAGATGCCAAATCAATTTTCAATAAACCATTGAAAAAAATGACCTTTCGCAACCAAAAAGCGCGAAAGGATTTCGTTGAACAGACAACAATAAAAAGATTATTTTATAATTTGCCTGTTAGTCAGCAATTTTTATTACAAACATATAAAGATTCAGTCGATAAACCGGATTTTGGTTGCTATCCATTAAAAATATTCTTTTTGGATATTGAAACGTATGCGACGGATCATTTTTCAACACCGGAAGCAGCAACAGATCCAATAAATCTTATAACTATATATGATTCCTTGGAGAAAAAATATTACACATGGGGTTGTTCCAATTATTATGACAAAAGTGATGATGTAATATACACTAAATGTAAAAATGAACGGGATTTATTAAAAAGGTTCATGAAATTTTGGAGATCGGACCCTCCTGATATTGTTACGGGATGGAATATTCATGGTTATGATATACCTTACATAATAAACAGACTTCCACAAATTTTTGAAGATGATTATAATCAAAAATTATCACCAATAGAAAATATATGGATACAAAAAAACGCTAAACTTAACAAATTGGGTAAAGCTATTGATAGATGGTATATCGCAGGCGTTAGTATCATCGATTATATGGAACTTTATGAAAATTTGTGTGGTGGTAAAAGGGAATCCATGTCATTGAATTATATTTCAGAATATGAATTGGATGAATCAAAGGTTGCCATTGGAAGCACATCATTATCAAATTTAGCGGATAGGGATTGGACAAAATTTGTTGAATACAACATACAAGACGTTCGATTGGTTGTTGCATTGGAAGAAAAATTAAAATATTTAAAACTTATTCGCAATTTGGCATACAAAGGTTTCATACCTTTTGAAAAGGGTATGGGAAAAGTTGCGATGATTACAGGTGCGATAGCCCACGAAGCACTAAAACAAGATTTAATTATACCCACATTCAATCATGAGAACACAAAACAAGATTTCGTTGGTGGATTTGTATATGAACCAATAAAAGGATTGTATGAAAACGTGGTTACATACGATGCAAACAGTCTATATCCAAATACAATTATTACGTTGAATATTTCAACTGAAACAAAAATTGGAAAAATACTAGATAGATCTAGTGAAAAGGTAACAGTAAGGCTTATTAACGGAAAAGTTATTGATCTTGATAATGATAAATTTGAAAAGGTTGTTGAATCCGAAAAACTATCAATAACAAAAGCTAATGTTTTATATTCTCAAAAATTCAAAGGCATCGTCCCAACATTTATTGATCGTCTTTATAAGGAACGAATGGCTGCAAAAAATAAAATGTTGGAAGCGGAAAAAAAATTAAAAAAAGCAAAAGATCCATTGGAAATTCAAAAATATGAAGAAGAAGTCAATGATAACGATTCTTTATCGACTGTTTATAAAACATTTTTGAATTCTATATATGGTGTTTTTTCAAATATATATTCACCATTGTTTGATATTGACCATGCAGAAAGTGTAACTCTTTCTGGACAAGCTGTTGTTAAAAAAGGTCCAGAAATAATTTATGATTATGCTAAATCTCAGGGATTTTCCGGTAAATTGGAAGATATTTTAATATATCAAGATACCGATAGTGAATTTTTTTCGTTTAAACATATTTTAGAAAATAAAAACATTCTTTTAAAGGATGAAAAAAATAAAATCACCAAAGAAGCACATAAAATAATTGAAGAATATGGAAATGTTTTAAACAAAGGAATAAATGAATGGGCTAAATCTGAATTTAGATCCATTGATCCCCGCTACATGTTTAAAAGAGAAAAAATATGTGACGTTGCATTACTACAAGCCAAAAAATTTTATGTTTTGCATATTCTGGATAAAGAGGGTGTTGAAAAAAATGAGTTTGAATATAAAGGAATTGCAATTGCACAAGCTACATTTTCAAAAGAAGTAAAGGAACTTCTTAAAAATGTTGTTGAATCTGCTATTTTGTCAAAAAATAGAAAAGAGGCTTTACATATATTCCAAGATGGATATGAGAAATTTTGTAAATTGAGTGTTGAAGAAATTTCTACTAGAAAAAAAATCAATAATTATGAAAAGTGGGATAATTCATCATTAAAAGATGGTGATTATGAAAAGGGGACACCCATTCAGGTAAAAAGTGCAATGAATTTCAATAAAATATTGAAAAAATTAAACATAGAAGACAAATATCCACAAATAAAAAGTGGTTTAAAAATAAAATTCTTTTACTGTAAAAAGAATTTGTATGATTTTGAAACAATGGCTTTTGCTGACTATTATCCAAAAGAAATGGAAAATTTTGTGAAGCCGGATTACAGGTTTATGTTTGAAAAAAATGTTGTTCCGGTAATAAGTCGAATATTTGCTGTCGTTGGTTGGCCTTTACCGGCAATTGGTTGCGAAGAAGCAACGGATTTAATACAATTATTTTCAAAATAATAAAAAATGCTATTGAAAAATGAAATAAACATGTTAAATTTATAAAGTATGAATGATACAAATACAGAAAAAACAGAAAATAAACAATTAATCGTAATCCTAGACACAGTTGGACGCACCATTCTTGGTGAAAAAGTCTGTTGTGGCGGAGAATGTTCAACCGAAACAAAAATTAAAATTAAAAACCCAGTAATTTTACATATTGTTCCGGCTGACAATCAAGGAAAGATGTCGGTTCAACTTCTACCATTGTTTTTCAGAGAATTTTTAGCTGATAAAACAGGTGATGTTACATTTGCATATGATAAATCAAATATCGTAACAACTGATATTGATGCGCTTGATTTCAGATTACAAGGTCAATACGCACAAATGTTCAATCCACAGAATGTGTTTGTCGGAAATCAACAAACACCACAAACACCAAACAATGGCGAGTCTCCCAAGGTCGTTGATTTGTTTGACGAGTAATTGGTAATAACAAAAAAACAAAAAAACCCACAACGGCATTGACTGTTGTGGGTTTTTTATTATTATATTTTTATGCATAACGATATTGAAAATAATTTATTTAAAAAATTAAATGAAAATTTTCAAAAACTTAATATTAAAGATATTTTATTAAAAGATTTTGAAAAATACAGTGTAGATTTTTATCAAAAACATAAAAACAAATATGATGCTCAAAATTTAATAAATTATGAACCAATTGATGATTTAATCAAAATTGTTTTAGATCATTATAGCGAACAAACAAAAAATCCAAATCCACTAGCAAATTTAAATAAAGAAAAACTTAAAAATCATTCATTTTTTAAAAATAAACCTTATGTTTGTTCTGCACCATGGACAACACTTCGGTTTGGATTCGATGGAAAAATTACAGTATGTTGTATTAATGATTTATATGATTTAGGTTTTTATCCAGAAACAAAACCAATCGAAGCTTGGTTTGGAAAAGCTATTAAAATTTTAAGAGATTCATTAAAAAATTTTGATTTTTCAAAAGGATGTCAATTTTGTGAAAGATTTATTTTAAATAACACCGCTGATATTTCAGTAATACATTTACAAGAAGAAATAGGTTTAGGTAAAGATGTAAATAAAAAATATCCATCACAATTAATATTTCAACTACACAATACTTGTAATTTTGAATGTATAATGTGTGGAGGTATATATTCATCATCAATAAGAAAAAATCGTGATGGTCTTCCAAATTTTAAAAATATTTATGATGAAAATTTTTTAAAACAAATTGAAATTTTTATAAAAAATACAAGAATTATTGAATTTATAGGTGGTGAACCATTGCTCATACCAATTAACTATGAATTGATGGAATTAATTATAAAACATAATCCAGAATGTGAAGTAAATGTTATATCCAATGGTTCCGTATATAACAATAAAATAGAAAATATTTTTAAAAAACTTTTAAATTTAAAAGTTCATATTTCTTTAGATTCAATTAACCCAAAAACGTATTCATTCATAAGAAGAAATGGAAATTTAGAAACTATAATGTTAAATATAAAAAATTTAAAAAAAATAAACAAAATGGGATCAATTGCTGTGTGTCCATTGATACAAAATATATATGAAATTCATGATATTATAAATTTCTGTAAAAGTATCCCTACGGATATATGGTTTAATACTGTAGAATCAACGCTTGGTCTTACTATGTATGATGATGTATACGAAACGGGTTTAAATAAAAGACCATTACAAGCCAATCCACCAAAATCATGCGAAAAAATACCGGAATTTAGACTTAGGTATTTATCAAAAGAAAAAAAAGAAGATGTTATTAGATATTTAAAAAAAGAAAAACACCCAAATATATATCAAAACAAAATAGATGGTCTTATAGAATATATTTTATCAACAGTTTAATTTTTCATTGACTATAATGGATCTTTTGTTATATTTTTAATATGGCTAAAACAAAAAATACAGACATTACAGAAAACACCGCATTGGAAGTTGGTGATATCCAAGATGCGTTTGAAATTCTTGATAACCTTAATCCAGAAGCATCATTTCTCTCAGAAAACTCTTTATCCAATGTCAAAGAGTGGATAGATACAGGTTCTTTGGCTTTAAATGCCATTATATCAGGTTCTTTATATGGAGGAATACCTATGGGAAGACTTACTGGTTTTATTGGACCAGAATCTTGTGGAAAAACATTGATGGCTAATAAAATTATGGCAAATGCACAGAAAAAAGGTATGCATGTTGCTTATTTTGATACTGAAGGTGCTTTGGATGAAGACACAGCCAAGAGATTGGGTTGTGATTCCGCTAAAATCAAACATGTACCAAGCGAATTGACTGAAAACTGTAGAAATCAGATCGTAAAATTTTTAGATACAGTTGTTGAGAAGAAACTTCAAGGAAAAGTATTAGTTGTTATTGATTCTTTGGGTAATTTAATCACAGCACAAGAAAAAAGAAAGATCGAAGAGGGTAGCGATACTCCTGATATGGGAAACAGGGCAAAAGCATTGAAATCCATGATGAGAGCAGTTACACACGCGGCTGCAAAGGCAAATTGTCCTGTTATTTTCACCAATCACGTTTATGAAGACCCATCTCAAATGCATCCAACAGCTATTAAAAAACAAGCTGGTGGTTCTGGACCTTTGTATATGGCATCCGTGATTATCCAGATGGCTAAAAAGACAGAAAAAGCGGGTGACAACAAAAATAAGGATGCAAATGATACGATTGCGCCTATGGCAAAGGACATAAATGGTCTTACGCTGAGGGCATTTACAACAAAAAATCGATTTGTGCCTCCGTTTCTTGAGATTGAGATGTATTTAAACTTCAGAACAGGTCTTAACAAGTATTCTGGTCTTTTAGAAATGGCAGAAGGATATAATATTATTCAAAAAAATGGGCATAGATATGTTTTAGGTGATGAAAACTTAGGTTTTTTCAAAGAATGGAAAGATAGTGATGAAGTTTGGAGCAAAATTTTACCATTACTTGAAGATAAACTTAAATCTGAATTGGTTTTTAAAAACGAAAATAACTAATGATTGAAAAAGAACTATCATTAGACTTTGATTATTTTGAAAAAATAATCATATACAATGCGCTTTTTGATCAAACATATCTTGAAGCTATAATTGATTTTATCAATCCAATTTATTTCAAAGATAAAAATATTAAGGAGATTTTTGCTTTACTTAAAAGTTTTTATCTTACACATAAAATTCTTCCAAACCATACGGAACTGAAAGCTTGTTTGACAACATCAGAACAAAAAGAATCTTTTAAGTCAGTTGTTTTATCTTTTAATTCGATTGATAAAAAATACAATAAAGAATTGCTTTTAAAAAATACTGAAAGATTTTTAAAGGAAAAAGCTGTTTTACAAACAATAAAAGAAACATCTATTGATGCAAGTAGTGGTGAAATAGATAGCTCTAAAATATTAAAAAAATTTGAAAACGCTTGTGGTGTTTCATTAACTACAAATATTGGATTTGATTATCTTGAAGAGATTGATAAACATTGTAAAGATCTTACACAAGTGTTTGCAACAATTTCTTCCGGTTGGAAATGGCTTGATAAGCATATTGGTGGTGGTTTTATGGCGGAAGGTAGGTCGTTGTATGTGTTTTTTGGTATTACTAATGTAGGAAAATCAATATTTTTGGGAAATATAGCTACAAATATTTTAAATCAAAATAAAACAGTTGTTTTAATCTCTTTGGAGATGCCCGAACAAGTTTATGCGAGAAGAATTTCAGCACAATTGACCAAAATACCTTTTGATGATTTGAAATTACAAATAACTCCATTAAAAAGTCATTTACATCAATATAAAATCAAAAATAAAGATTCTAGACTCATTATTAAAGAGTTTCCACCTCAATCTTTAACAATTCTTCAATTAAAAACATATATTAACAAATTGATTCAAAAAGGAATTAAACCAGATGCGGTTATTGTTGATTACATCAATTTATTGGCTCCGCCAACAAATGGATTAAGCTCATATGAAGCTATAAAAAAAATAACAGAAGGAATGCGTGCTTTGTCTTATGAATTTAATTGTCCATTCATATCAGCAACTCAAGCAAACAGACAAGCCGTGAATATGGTTCAACCAGACATGGGAAAAACTAGTGAATCCATGGGATTGGCACATACTGTTGATGCCATGATTTCAATTTGGACCGAAGAAGGCGATTCTGATCTAGGAATAATCCATATGGGTATAGAAAAAAATAGATATGGTCCAAGAGAAGTTTATACACATTTAAATATCGATTATCCAACTTTATCATTAACTGAACCCGACGATTTAGTTCAACAAAATTCAATAAAAGGAAATGTACCAATGTTAACAACAAATCTTGACGATGAAGTAAATTCAAATATCATGGATACATTAAACATGATTGATAACATGACTTCTTAATATGAAAAAAGATATTTATCAAGTTTTCACACACAAAGATTTGGATGGAGCGGTTAGTTTGTTGACTTTTTTATGGTCAAAACCTGATGCAGTTGTATCTTATACTGAAGTCACAAATATACAAATTGATATAATTAAAGATTATGTCAAAAGAACTTGCAATCCACCCAATATTTTAATTTTTGATCTTGCTTTGAGGGAGGATATGATTCCAGATTTGGATTATGATTATATAACTTTTATTGATCACCATAAAACATCGGAAGAATATATTAAAAAATTTAAACAAGCGAATATTATATATAAAGAATCTCCATCTAACACATTATTGATTCGATCTTTACTAAAAGATAAAGCTCCGACATTTTCAGAAGAACAAAAAAAATTAATTTTATATGCTAATGATTTTGATAGTGGTGAATTTTCTTTTAAAGAATCATATGATTTAAATATTTTATTTTGGACTCAATTTAAAAATGAATTTTGTTATTTTTGCAAATATTATGAAAAAGGATTTAGACCTTTTACAAAGCAACAATTGGAATTGATTCAAAATAATAAAAATATTGCTGCTGAAATTACAAAAAACACAAAATGTTTCAACGGAAATATGGTAATTGATGGTAAGATTAAAAAAGTTACCGCTGCTTTAACTGAAAGTTACAATAATATTGTAATTGATATGCTTTCAAGTAAATATAAGCCAGATATTTTGTTTTACATAAACACAAAAACAGAAAAAGTCAGCATGAGGCAGAATAAAACTTCTGATCCTGTGGATTTATCTTTATTTGCAAAAAAATATTGTGATGGAAATGGAAATCAGCATACCGCTGGTGGAAAAATTACTCCATTGTTTATGGAATTGACGAAAAATCTAAAATAATATGATAATTACATCGTCACAACAATTAGAAGATTTATCAAATCCATCAAATGCAATTAGTATTGAAGAATTTGAACGTATTACGTTAATATTTGGCTCCTTTGTCTGTATTTGCAAAGGTAAAAAATTAAATTATTTGAATTTTTTAAAATTTTTAGTAGATGACAAACGCACACAAAAAATATATTTTGAATTATTGGGTGAATTTAATCTACAAAATATTATAAAAACATATTTAAGTTCTACGCCTAATGTTTATAAGAAGATTTTTCGTTCAAAATTAAATAAAAAATGACTAATTTAACCGATTTTGAGAAAAGAATATATAATTGTTATTTAAAAAACTATAGAAGAGGTCAACCATATAGACCAAGGAAAGATTTTTCCGATATAAACCCAAATATTTTGGTTTCTATAAAAAAAATTGCATACTTTTTAAATAAATTCCCCCATATAAAGCCGGAAGAATATTTTGAAGCCCCAAATGTTATATATGTTGATGAGAAATACCCACCTTTAAATTTTTTTACAGGGAGATCTGCTTTAAAAAACTATGCTTTGTATCAAAAACAAAAAGAAAACAGAAATCCAGAAGAACAATTTGACGATATAAAAAAAAGTTATCAATTTATTGCTATGTTTTGTGTTGGTAATAAGATTACTTTGAATCAATATCTATCACATAAAGTCGCAAACATGTATTCTTGGTTGAATCATTATCGGGAACACAAGGTAAATCCATATTGTTTGTTTGGTTTGGGTGATATTTTGTTCTATCTTAATAGAATACCATCAGATGAACTTAATTTATTCGCTCAAAACTTGAATGAAAATTTGGTGGCATACCAAAACAGATATAATAAATCGATAAAAACACAAAATTATTGTAATGAGATAATAAAAATAATTTAAAAATTTATTAATTAAGAAATTTTAAAAAAAAATTGACATATTATAAAAATACTTTAATATAGAAAAAGAATATGAGTACCAAATACAACACCAGTCTCTTTGAGACATTAAAAGACACCATCAACAACAAAACCAACATTGATTCTTACTTCAAGGATTTCATGAAAATGGAAGCTGGTAAGACTTACATTGTAAGACTTGTACCTAATGTTGAAAATATCAACAATAGCTGGTTTGAATATTCACAACATATATGGAAAAGCGTTGTTACCGGTAAGGTTACTTCGGTTATTTGTCCAAACACTTATAAAGATAAGTGTCCCATTTGCGAATACCGCTCTAAAATTTGGGCAACCAAAGACCAAACACTAATTGATCAAATCAAACCCCTTAAAAAGTCAGATAAATGCCTTTATAATGTTTATGTGATATCCGATCCAACAAATCCCGATAATCAAGGTAAAGTTAAAATCCTTAATGCGGGGACACAGCTTGATAAAATCATTAGAAATGCTGGTTTTGGTGAAGATTCAGATGAATTTGGTTCAAAAATATTTGATCTTACCGAAAATGGTTGCAACTTACAAATTAAAGTTGAAACAAATGAAGGGGGATACCCCACATATACAAGTTCTAGGTTTAAATCACCTTGTAAAATCGAAGGATTGGATGATGATGAAAAAATAAATGCTGTTTATGAATCATTTATACCTCTTGATACAATTTATAAGAGAAAATCTTATAATGAAGTCAAGGATCTTCTCGACATTCATTTCCTTGGAAAAGATGTAACCACTGTCAACAACACAATTGAGGAAGAAGAATTTAAACTTGAAACAACAAATATTGTTGATGACGTAAAAATCACATCTTCTAAAAAAGATAATGATGACGATGAAGAAGATTCGCGTATTAAAGATATACTAAAGGATCTGTAATATGACAAGAGAAGATGCGCTTGAGGTTGCTAAAATGGCAGTATTTGCTGGTAGTCAATTAAAAACAATTGATAGTTATACATCTGAAAGAACGAACAATCCAGCAAATAAAATTGATATAAATAGATTTATAGCTCCAATTAAAAACCCAAACATCAAACTTAACACAGCTAGCTATTTAAATCAATATCCTAATGGGTTTGCTCCACCACCACCGGAAGATTATATTCAAAATGCTGAACCGGATCGATCTATAGGTGGAACTTTAACCACAGTTCATACAAATGAACTGCAACAAGTACCCGTATCTTTACCGATAGCGGTTCCAGCAAATCTTCCAGTAGAAGATAACTCAAAAAAACCCGAAAAATTAAAAACAATAACGCAACAAGATTCAGTTTTAACAAGAAACGATATTGACAGTATTAAGAATTCTTTAAAAAACATTAATAATTCATTAAAAGGTATTATTGAAGTTTTAAAATCTAAATGAGCGAAATATTGATACCTGTTCCAAAAACATCTTTGGAAAAACTATTGAAACCAGTTAATCGTTTGACGGATTCATGTGTTTTAAGATGCAGTGATGATTGTTTATATACATTGTGTTCATCAACTGATAATAGCGTTATTCTTTATGGAACAACAAATACACCATTAGCGGTTGATAATTTAAAATTAAACATTATCAGTATAAAAAAACTATTAACTGGTTTGGATTGTTTAGGTGATGATGGAGAATTTAAAATTATAAAAAACGAAAATCATATTGTTTGCAAATCATTTGATCCATCAACAAATGAAGAAAGTTATTTTAAATACCATCTTGTTGATGATAATATCATCAAAGAATCGCCTGTAAAAATTTCCAATATCTCCAATTTGAGTTTTGATATTGTTTTTGAAATTTCCATTGCAAAAATGAAACAAATCATCTCTGCTTATTCTTTTGCAAATGATGTAAATAAAATATATTTTTACACAAAGGATGATTTTGTTTTTATAGAAATTGATGATAAGGAAAATCAAAACACTGATAATATATCTTTGATGGTTTCAAATTCATTTAGCGGAAAAGCTCTCATGGATCCCATCGCAACAAAAATTGAGATCTTTAAACTTTTATCTTCAAGCAAATCACCAATAAAAGTAAAGATATGCACCAATCCAAAAGTTCTTCTTTTTGAAATACAAGAAGATGAAAATACCCAATTAAAATATATAATTTCTGCACTTGTTAAATAATTTACATGTGGTAAATTATTTATATGGCAAAAAACAAAATAACAACTGTTGGATATTTTATAAAAAGGTTAAGGGATTGTGGTTATATAACCGATAAGGTATTTACTGATTATAACCTCCACGATCCTAGATCATGGACAGTTGTGGTTGATCCCAAAAATACTTCTGTTTTTATAACTTGTTTCAACAATCATAATTCTTTGGGTGAAGAATATTTTGAACTTAATGATGGTGGACAATTTATACCAGAAAGATTTAAATTAAAAACAAGTTCAATTGAAACAATTATTGAATATCTTGTTAAATTTAATATAAATAATAAAGCAAGAGGATACAATGGCAAATAGAAAAAAAACAACAAATAACTCATTGTCATCACAGAATTTAATATCTGAAAAAAAATTAAATGATGATGATCTCATTGATCTTCAAAAAAAGGTTTTTGATGCCGTTCATAATTTGGAACTCCAAAGAAGTTTAGATAAAATGCTAAAACAACATGTGCATGAAAATCAAATTATAAAAAGAGATTTTTCAATATTAAAAGATGCAATATCAGAGTATCTTGATTCTTTTTTGGTTTTAGGTTATTCATTAGATGGTGATCGAATAGTTATTCAACATTTTAAATCACCCAAAGACAAAGATGCTATTGTTGAATTTATGAAAAATATATTTTTAAAACAACAAAACGAAAACTTTTTTGGTGAATAATGGCTACTCTTTTTCCAAATACAGAAACTTGCTTTGTCGATCTTTCGTCCAACGGATTAAATCCATCACTTTTTCCAGTTGGAACAGCACAACACCTTGATATAAATTATAATATTCTTCCGTTTTTATGTGATTTGTTAAAAGCAACAACTGATAATAACGTAAGTCCACTTTTAACAGAAGGTCCAACACCATTTGATTTAACTCCATATACTGATTTTTCTATGTTGACGGGTGTTGGCGATCCAAGAGCTTCTTTGGGTGAAACGATGACACAAACATACATACATTTTTTACCTAGAGTTATCACACAGACAGAAGTTCGACAAGCGGGAGGAACACAAGTTATAGATAACTATATATGTACCGATGACGGTTCTCCAATTAAAATATCTGAAACAATCCCTGTTCTTTTATCTTTGGATTTAACAGGCAAAAAACCATATCAATATGGTGCAATAACAGTTCCACCTGTTTCTGCAACTTTTTCCGAATTAATGAGGATAATTGATCCACAAGAAGTAAAAGATTTTGTAAATTCTTATATAAACGGAGCAAGAGAAAGACATGCTGAAGATTTTTCCAATTTTATAAAACAATATTTTTCGGATTGGAAAATTTTAAGTATAGATGTATACGAAGCCACCAAACATTTAATTGTTAGTTTGAAAAAAAACAATAAAACAGCATATATAAAATATCATAGTGATGTGGCACAGACAGTTGGATGTCTTTTAAAGTTAAAAGAAGTTAAATATTTTTATTCCTATCAACCACCAGAAAACATGGCTTTAAGTATGGCTATGTCATCATTGATTAAAAATTTTAAATTGTTGATGCAAAACCCAAAAGAAGCTGAAAAGTATAGAGATTTGATAATAAACAATTATTCATCAACTCCTGATCAATCATATTCTTCATTGTCTCAAAATCCAACAGCCGCTCAATTATATTATAATAGTTATTCATCAAATATTAATTCCATTAATGCTTTAAATCCACAATTGACATCAATAAAAATTGTTGAGTGTTAAAAAGCATTGAAAGATGTTAATATATTAAAAGTGGAAACTGTTTGATCGTCGGTAGTATCACAACCTAAATCCAAAGATGGTGGTGGATTTAAACTACCATCAGGATTAAATTTTAATGCTGTCACGGGAACAAAATTTGTTCCATTATAAACATTATTATACGCATTTGGGTCAAGACCATATTTTTTGTTTCTGTTTTTTGCATTTGGACCACCACCACCAAAAGGCCATATACAAGGAATACAAAGCTCTCCCATATTTTTATGTCCGGGTTTTGTTCCAGTTCCTTTTTGTTTTGGTGGCGATGGAACATGGCTTGGATTTGGTCTGGAAGCTCTTGCGGCATTATTTGTTCCTACATAATTTCCTTGGAAAGCTGTATAATCATGAGAATGATTGCTACCGGGGCTACCATGATTGTGTGTAAAATTATAAACAGGGAATGTTTGACCGGGAACAACAAAAGTGTATACAAATGTTACCGGATAAGGTCCAGCAAAAGCTACACCATTAACAAGCAATGGTGGTCCAGAAGGAAGTCCGGGTGGCGCAAAATATGTTGTACCAAATCCAGCAGGCATTCCTAAATTTTCTACACCAATACTTAAAATTGCAGTTGAATATGTTTCCTCAACCAAAGTTTTAAGCTCTGCCATACCATTTATTATGTTTAAACTTAAAACATTGAATACATCTCGACTGATTTTTTTGTAAATTTTATCATATTGATCATAAATTGTGGCTTGCAATCCTGTAAATGGATTATTCCATTGTGCATTTGATTGAACTTGATGCGAAGGACCAGATGGACCTGTGGCAATTCTTTCGCCGGGAGCGGTAATGTGTGTGCAATATATGCCACCATCCATTGATATAGCACCTTTAACAGCCAAATCACCATTTACATTCAATGCACCCGTTGCTTTAACATTTTTTGCGTCTAATAAAATACCATCATCTCCAGAACGGTCATTTCCATCTATTATAATATTTTTTCCTTTTAATGTTGTAACATTATTTGATGAAACTGTAAGTTCTCCTTTTGCTGATGTTATAACTATATCTTCTGCTTTTACATTCAATCTTCCACTTGTTAAAGTCTCGATACCGGGAGAACCAGTTTGAATTGTAAATTTTTCTGCAACAGTTAAGCTTAAACTTCCGGGATTTTGTAATGGTGGACAATAAACAGCCTTTTTACAATTACCTTTTGAACTAGGAATAAACCCAACTTCATTATTTTCAAATCCAAATGGTATTGTGCCATGATGTTTTGTTAAAGCAACAGTTGGTGATTGATTTATAGCATCAGGTTGACCAACAAATAAAGCAACATCACCACTAAATGGTCCAAAAACCTTTGTTCCACCCGATCCCATCTTTTTTTGAGCATCATTTAATTCTTTTTGTTTTGATTTTAACTCCTTTGCAGCATTTTCATTTGCATCTTGAATGTCTTTTTGTGGACTTTTACAAGTACCACCTTTACAACCGGGACTTCCACAACCTTTACCCCCATTTATTTGTTTAACTTCTTCTGGTGTGAGAAAGGGTATAGCTAAAAAATCCAAAAGTTTTTGTAAAATATCTAAAGGATATGGAAAATTTGGTATTGCTAAACGAATTAACTTCCAAACAAGATCGAGCAAACATTGTCCCCTATCCGTTAATACTGTCATTGAACAAGTTGGACATGGCACATCGGTTCCTTCACCTTTTTCTATCGCTTCAACCTTTTTTTTATCAATATCTAATGCAATTTGTTTAGCTTTTTTTGTTGCTTCTATTTCTTCTTTTTTTGAACTACCAACAGTTTCTTGATGATCACCTTTTATGACTGTATAATAATCACCTTGATTAACTATTTGAACATCACCAGCAATTGATTGGTAAAAATTTCCTTTTGAACCTATAAAAACATCATTTCCTTTAATTGTAAGGTTTCCGTTATTCAATTGAAGAAGGGCTTTTGCTTTATCTTGCAAGAGAACATAAGAATTATCTTGTGGTTGAGATGATCCATTAAGGCTTGGAAAAACATCCGTCCTCATTTCCAAACCACCAGCTTCAGTATAAAGCCCACTTTGTTCTTTTTTTCCTAAATCGGAAAAATCAGTACCCTCTGTATTTGAATAATTGAATACTGGTTTGTTTGTTTTTGCCATATACTTTATTTAGCCAATTGATTGAATATTGGAAGGGTCGTAAACTTGTCCCATATATATTGGTCTTTGTGGACTACCTCCCTCAAACATAATCCAAACCTTTGCACCAACCATTGGTATGGAAAAATTTCCAACAGGACCGCCAAATCTTGACATATTAACGCTACCATAAGCATTGACCCCTTGGTTTGTTGTTCTTATTACTAATCTTTCTCCTGATTTTGATCCATCAGCTAAAGGTTCGTTTCTTGTGATTTTTTCCCAAGTTGCTTTTCCTATAGTAGCACCCAAACCGTTATTGGGACCAATACCAACGGCAAATCCACCATAATCTTCACTACGCATGATAGCATCTCCCACAAAAAGTTTTGCTCTTAAAGCTAAATCCGCACTATCCAGAATTTCATCGGCTGTATAATCTCTATCTGGATCCAATCCATAACTTTTGGCTAATTCTCTATTATTAGTGCCTTTTTTATTAGCCCAACTTTTTATTTGAGCCGGACCAACTTGTAAAATACCAAAAGAACCACCGGGGTCTTTTAAATTAATTGTACGGTTTTGATAACTGGATTCATAAGATGCTGTTTTAGCCCAAAATGTAGCCCAAGATTCAGGCGTTCCATTCAAACCATATGATTGTCCATTTCTTGGTATATTTTTACTATTATAAATTGAATTCGGATTATTTTTTATATATGTCAAAGCAGTATTATATACATCACCGGGAGCAACAAGACTAAATTTATCTTGAGCCAAACCGGAAAAACCACCAGAAACACCATAGGTTTGTTTAAAATCCGCATTTGAATTATTAATACCATCATCTGCGGTTTCTCTATTATCTGGATTAGCTGCAACGGCGGTTTGAGAACTACCATTTACGGAATAATTTGCATATTTCCCCAAATCTTGTTTATTTATTTGCCAATGCCATGGTTCTTTTTGTGTTCCACCAACACCTCTATTATCTGGACCAGATCTACCAACATAATTTGACCATCCATATTTGGAAGCATTATTAGCCAACCATGTATAAGCTTGCTCTTTAGTTGTTCCACCCGCACCTACAAAATCAAAAGCCAGCCCATAGCCATGATTACTTGTTCCGGGTGTTGCTGCTAAATCAGGTTTTCTTCTTTTCAAATCAACTTGTTGATCAAATGTTCTATAAGAATCAGTTAATCCTAAATTAACACCATCCGCTTTTGCTGCTGTTACTAGTTCTTGAAATTTCCCAGCAACTATTGGATGAGCATAATGTCCATTAAAACCTTCAACCGGAACCAATTGATTTTTATTATTTGGATCCAATCTACCATTTGAACCATCCAAAGATATACTATTGTTGAATGCGGAATCGGAAGGAATAACATATGGATTTTGTGATGATGTTTCTGTAAAAGAACCCGTACCACCACCCCATAAAGGCATTGCGGGACGCGCCCAAGGTAATGTTTTTTTCAACCTTGATAACAATGTTGATGGAAATTTATCGGATGTCGGTGAAGCAAAATCAATATCCGTTTCTAAATTGTTCCAACCGTCATACAATGGACCATTTTTTCCGGGAACAAATACTTTAACTCTACCTAAATCATCAGGATCACTTGATTCAACAACTAAACCAACATATGCACCAAAAAATAATTCATCTTTGACAGCCATTTTTATTTTGCCTTGTTTGTTTTAACCTCATTTGAATCCAAAGATTTTCCATATTGATCACAAGTACATTCTCTTGTTTTTTCCGGTCCCAAGTTCACGGGCGCGGGAGGATTATAACTATTACCGGGCATTGGATTTACAGTTCCAAGCATTTGACCAACAGCATTCATATTAACAAATGTTGGACCATAATGATCAAGTAATGCATTCCATATATAACTTTGAGATGATTGTGCAGCAAGAGCATAACCATAGTTAACAACTAGATTTGATAAAAATGCTTCAGGATTATTGCCAAACTGTTCGATCATGCCTATTATTTTGTTTACTTCCGGTGGGAAAAATTTTGAAACTGCACCAAAAGGATTGTTAACAAACGTTTTTATATCAAAACCAATAGTTTTACTAAGATAGCTAACAAAATTTTGTTCAAAATTATTAATTATTGCTGACATATTCATTAAAGATGTAAAAAATGGTATATCACCCGCCATTTTTTGTAAAATCAACAATAAAATACATAAAAGATCAAGAGGAATGATGCTTTCCAAAAAATTTGCAATCAATTGTTGTATTTTCGTAAGCAATCCATTTATAATTCCAAAAATTTGTTGAATATAAGCCATTATACCATTATAAATGTCTTGTATAATCTTATTAAATGCCGCTATAACACCATTTATAGCATTAGCCAATGCAACTAACGAAGCAAATGCTCTTTTTGGTAAAGCCATGAAAGCTGAAGTTCTTAATCTATTACAAAAAGCCTCTAAAGTGTTTAAAGAATCCGGTCTTGTGCGATTTATCATATACTGGATAAAGTTTGTTGTATTCATTCTTGGTCCTGTCATTGGATTTTCATCCATATTGAATGAATTTGCTTCAACTGCACCAAATTTTCCAAAATCTTCAAAACAACCCTTTTCATAAGCTGGAGTTTTCTTTAAAATATCAGCCAATAATGGATCTCTTGCCATTTTTATGAAATCACTTATAAAACCTTTGTCGATAACACATTTTTCATCACCGGAATTATATATTCCAGCTTCTAAAACTTTATTATCAAACCCATAAACCAACATGTTTAATAACAAATAATATTTATTTTTGTTTAAAGCATTAAATCTTTGTCTTACTCTTGCTAATTCACCAGCAAAAATATAAGGATATAATGTTAAATTTGTTTTCTTTTCTAAATTAGCTATTTCAGTCTTACCTATTGTGTGAAGTTGTGTAGCCATATAAATATTTAACTTTAAGATTGATTTTTTAACTGTTCTTCAGCCCATTTAGCCCAAACTTCATTTGGATTTTCTATGTTATCATCTTTCATATCAATATTTACCGCAATATATATGGGTGCATTCCACAATAATTTATTTGTACCGGGTGTAATTGCTGGTAAATCACTATAAGCTTCTTTTTCTTGAGGAGATTCTAACTCTTTTTTTATTTTTGAAACTATTGGATCTTCTATTTGTTCAAAATTTTTATTTTCTTCCATAAAACTCTTGTTTTTTTTGTAAAAAACATTAATATATAATATTTACGCGGATGAATAACTATTTCACCAAATCATATCACCCAATTATAGGCATTGCTGGTGCAGCAAGATCGGGTAAAGATACATTATGCAATGGATTAATACGACAATTTTCACTTTTGGGTATCAATGCTAGAAGAAAATCTATAGGTGGTGATATCATAAAGAATGATTTAAAAAATATTTTGTTGGAAAAATGTCAAATTGATCCATTTTTATTAAAAAATGATGAAGAAAAAGAACTTATAAGACCGATTTTGGTTGAATATGGTAGATTACAACGTCATATTACTAAAGGTCAGTATTTTATAAATAAATTTGAAGAAAAAAACAACAATTCTGTGTTAATTATCCCTGATATTAGATATGCTGAATATGAAAATGATGAAATTTTTTGGTTAAAAAATAAAAAGAATGGGTTATTAATTTTTATAGAAAGAGAAAATGTTTTTGACGCAAATGAAGCTGAAAAATCAAACAATAAAAAAATTAAAGATGCTTCTGATTATATTTTAAAATGGGATACATTAAATGCAAATAATCCAGATGATTTGAAAACAATAAATCAACACGCACAATTTATTATAAAAAATTATTATATACCATTAATGGTTAAAAATTACCATCTTCCTATTGGACAATTTGAACTTTTTAAATAAGTTTTTATACCCATATTACATCCACATTTCGTACACCTATCTTGTAGTTTTGCGTAATAAGGACATGATTCACAAATACTTTTTCTTCTTTGAACTTCTGATGATTCCGCATTCAATGGATTTCCTTCCATAACACTTTTAACATTTTTGGAAATGTCATTTTTTAAATTATTTGCCATTTCTTTTAAAGAAGGAAATTGTGGTTTATTTGTATTTGAAATTCTTCTTAAACGATTCATCTGAATTGAATGTTTTAAAAGATCTTTATTCATACTATAACTTATTCTCCACTCCTTTAAATACAGTAGAAAAAGAATCAATTTTATTCGCAGTAACTTCTGTTCTATAATTTTCTTGTGTAAAACGATGAGAAACGTTTGTAATCAACCATTGTCCTAAAACTCTGTCATCAAAAGTATTTTTTTCACCAGCACCAATCCGATCTATAAATATAAATTTTCCCGGAGTTCTTAAAGTTAAACCTAAACTTTGAAATGAAATTGATTGATTTAAAAATATACTATCCAAAATCATTTGCAATAAAGGGGATTTTTGATTTCCAAAAGGACCATTATATGCAAAATGATTTTTAGTCATCTGACCTGTTAGTTTTGTTTTATTTAAATTTAATAAAATTTGCGCTCCTTTTCCTTGTTGAAACGAATATAATCCTTTTGTTCCCATTTCGTTTAATTTTTTCAAAACATTGGAAACCGAATTATCTTCTTTTTTAATGGAAAAAAATCCGGTATGTTCATTATATAAAGCGACTGGTGAATTTAAAATTCTATTATCATCCATTGCAACCATTGGTGAGTATTTGTATGACAATATTCGAGAAGCGGCAATTGATGAAAAGTTATTTATTTCGGTTCCTTCGGATTCATTTGCTCTTGCGACATAAGGAGGAATATCGCCTTTTTGATCTTGCACCAAACCATCCTCTATTACCAATCTTTCAACTTGTTCCAAAGTTGAATCCGCATAAATTTTTGAAATTGATGTTAAATGCCATCCTTTATCTTCACTTGATCTCCCATAATCCAATATAACAGGAAATCCATCAGTTGATATGCAATGAGACAATATATAATACATGTCATCAATAGCATTTCTATTGGCGGTTGAATAAAATAAACACAAATTATTTTCATCACCAATATCCCATTTATCATCTTTAATTTGATCCAATCGAATGTTTGGTTTATCTATACTACCATTACCATCAAAACCAACATATATTGGTTCGTCGGTCATATCCCCATTAGTTGTTGCAAATTTTAAAAATTCTTTTAAAACCGTGTTTGGATTCAAAGAGGATTCCGCATCCGTCAATGAAACATCTTCGGGTAAATTTTGTAATTTTGTTGAAAACATTTCAGAAGACCATTCCAAATTTTTTTCTTTTAATATTTGATATCGCTCATCAACCAAAACATACATTCTTTTTTTTCTTTGATTGTTATCCACAGGAATATCTACAATTTCAGAAACAACAAAATCATAATCCATTTCCCAATATTTTTTGGGAAATTTTGAATCACTTGATTGATCTAAAGTAATTTGACCTTGATTAATTTTTGCATCAATTGGATGTATGTTTATATAAATTTTATTTCTTCCATCTGTTCTATCAATATATGGAGGCATATTGGTTTGTGGATTACCTCTTAAAAAGATTTCAAAATCATTGTTAAAAACAATTTCTGCTTTTGTAATCCAATTAAACAAAGATTCATGTATCGTTAATGATTCTATTAAAAAAAACGGAACATACAATGGCGGTTGATCATCCAACTGGTTATACATTGCAACTTCCATATAATAATATTGATTATTTGGTCCTTGATAATATGAACCTTTTTTGCTATCCATTTTTTTGGCAGCATTATTGTTTCCGGTAATATTGATAGCAACCCAATTTTTTACTTGTTCAACATTCATATTAAGAGCAAGCTATTTTATTTATATCCCTTTCCAAATTAACTTCCAATTGATTAAAAACAAAAGTTACTGTTGAATTTATTTCCATAGGTTCTTGATTTGTATAATTTATTTCACTTAAACTTGTTGGAAATGCATGTTTATACTTAAATGATATTATTTTATTGTTATATTCATCCAATCCATAAATTGTAAAAATAGATGTATATTCAGACATGGGATTTTCCATTCCTATTGAATTCTCAGGATAATTGTGTGCTTTAGATGATGATGTTTTAAAATCATTTAACAGATTCAACCAATTCCATATTATCCAATAATTTTTATATCCATTATCTATTAAAAATCTCACGGTTAATGGTTCATACGCGGGTCTGGAAAAACTTGATGTTTTATAAACCTGTCCACCAAAAGAAACATCTATGGCTGGAATATTAATTGATGGTACGGGAGAACCATATATAGATAATTGTAAAGGATCTATTCTAAAATTTTCCCCAACAACATCGTTTAATTTTTTTTTCAATGCTGTCGGCACATCCAAAATTAATATAAATTTATCTGATCTTGATTTGTTTAAAGGTGTCTGTGTCATATTAAAATAAAACTACGGGTCTAAATTCTTCTCCTAAAGGAATTGTTTCTTTTTCCTCAACAGGTTTTTTTTCAACAGGTTTGTCCCATAAAGAAGATAACCAACCTTTGAAATCAATGGTTTCTTGTTCTATGGATACTGGTTTTTCTGTTTCAAATTTACCAACAAAAGAAAATCCTGAATTTAAAACTGGATTCTTTTTAAAATTTGAAACTTGACCATAGAACAAAGGGCTTTTTTTAATTAAATCTGAATTATTAACCAAAGGTATTATTTTTAAAGGTCTTCCTTGATCGTCAGTTTCAATTATATTAAAATACTTTACAGCAACATTTGGATCTAAAATAAACAAAGCCCATATCAAAGCAAAAACTTTGTCATCCAAATCCGTTTCTTTTCTTTTACTATAAGTAAAATTTTCATGCCTGACAAAATTTGTCAATTCAATTAAAGTATCTATATCATATAAAGAAACTGCTTTAAGTCCATTCAACCAATATCTAAAATTTGTAACACCCCTGTATTTTGTATTTGTATGGTTGTGTATTCCAAAACGATTTTCTGTATTGTAATGTTTACTAAAACCATCAAAATGATAAGAAACAACCGATTCGTAATTGTGGGTATGACATAGAATATCCAATACTTGTTGACCATTGTTGTTATTTTCAACTAAAATAGGAGGTCTTCCCCAATCATCCAATATACCCATCAATCTAGTTCCAAAATGAAATGGACTCATTTGATTTGTATTATAAATTGCAACTTGTTTTATGTTTGTTAAATCAGAAACATCTAAAATTTGAGCTACGGTGTTTGTTCTTCCAATACCTTCACCAACATCAACACCAATTGCATAAAAAGATTCAGGGTTTGGTGTTTCAAATATTTTATAATTTCCGTTATCCATCACCAACACAGGTTCTTTTGATTGAGCTTTTAATCTTTCCAACACTTCTGGATCTATTGCTGTTTTAGTTTTATCATGAAAAACATTTCCATACTCTTGATCAAAATCATCTTTTGATCCAATTGCGTCCAATGCTTGTTTTTTCCATTCCTCATCCCTACCCGGAACATCCCACCAATTTACAATTTCCAAATGCCAATCACTATTGGGTTTTTGTGCTTGTTGATAAAGCTCATAAAATTTATTATCAACACCATTTGGTGTACTAATAACAACCAATTGAGATTTTTTCATGGAAGAAATAATTGGAATAGCAGATTTCCATAATTCTTTCATTAATTCATTTGGACAATGTGCCATTTCATCAATAATCAAAAGATTACTTGTGGATCCACGAGGACCAGCCGCTGATGTGGAACTAATTGTTATTTTAGAATCATTTTTTAATTCAAATCCATCTTTTCTCCAAGATTTGATTGGTGGTTTCATCCAAATCGGAAGTTGTTCAAAAGCCATTTTGATGCGAGAGAAAATTTCTTTTGCCGTATCTTCTTTGTTTGCAACAATAGTAATTCTTTTATCGGATTGAAAGCACACGATCCAAAGAGCATATATTGTAATTGTGGTTGTTTTTCCACTTTGACGGCTTGATAAAACAACATTAAAACGATTGTTTACAAATGCTTTTAATAAACTTTTTTGATATTTATATAAATTAATCTTTTGTTTTCCATCTTCTGTAATAATATAAAAATAGTTTTCCGCAAAATGGTTTATTTTTTTTGAACACATTTTAAGTTCATCAACCATTTCCGGTGTCCATTTAATTTGTGCATCATCCCTTAAAAGATTTTCATTGCCTTTATAAAAATTTGCATCAACCAAAACATCTTCATTTTGAAGATTGGAAAGGTCAAATGTTGGTTCTAAATCTATTTTCTTTTTTCTTCCCATATATGTATTTAGTTGTTAATTTGTTTCTCAAGATTTGATATAATTGATGAAACAAAATTTCTTTTTAATAGTTTAATTTTGGTTCCCGGTTCTGGTATTTTGGTTGGATCTTGTATCCTATTATATTCACAAACCAACCACCATAAAAAAATTGTTCCATAATATTTGTATGAAATTAAAATCCAAGTATCATTAATAGAAACCAAATATTCATCTTCAACAGAAGTATCATTTGCTGGAAAAATGTTTATCGATCTCAATAAATTATAAAATTTATTTTGTTCATCATCGGTATATATGTTGAAAAAATTTTCATACCTATATATTGATAAATCCGGTAAGTCTTTAAAATCTTTTTGTTTCATAATCTCATGGGTTGCGGTTGGGATGATGGTACAAATCTAGCTGGTATATTTGATCTAAATGATGCACTACCAAAAGTAGAGGGTGCTGGTGGTGGTGACGGAGGTAATGCGCTTGGATTGTTGCTTGAAGGTGGTGATGGTGGCAATGCGCTTGGATTGTTGCTTGGAGGTGGTGATGGAGGTAAGAAATTGTCGTTTGGTGTCACGGGAGCTATTGGGGCTTGCCCACCACCCCTTGTTGGCGTGTCTTGTCCTGCTGGTGCTGTTACTGTATCAGGATAAAATAAACCAGCAGCATTCCAACCAGCTTGTTCTGATAATTGTTGTGCTGCATTTGGTAAATTTCCAATAAATCCAGTTACATTATTAAGTCCTTGATTGAGATTAGCTACAACTTCAGCGGTATTTGCATTTGTTATTGATATTTTTGATCCACCCATCGCACCAGCAAAAACATTTGAACTTTGTGATAAAAGATCAGTAAATGTTATTGTTACCTTATATGCTTCTGGAATTAAAATTTCACCAGTACCATAAGCACTCCATTCTCTCATTCTTCTAGTGGTTCCTATACTATCAACTTTAAAATTTGTTACAACAGCAGCCGCCATATAAAGACCACCTATAGAACCAGCATCGACTTCATAAATTTTTGGTGGTATAAATGACATTAAAGATGTTCTTGTTTTTAATGATTGAAAGGTGAATAAATTTACAAAACTGAAATGGGAAAAAGCGGATTCCAAATCAATTGTATTGTATAATGGAAATGATATTGTTACGGATTGTGGTTCCGTACTACCATATTGTTTCGTTTCCTCAAAACCAAATCCGGGAGTTGCAAACGCACCCACAATACCAGCACCCGTTCCTATTAATTTAGCGGCTAAAGCCAAATTATCTAATCCACCACCAAACGATGAACCACCCGTTCCAGAACTTTTAAGCGCAGAACCTAATCCTTCAAAAGCAGCCCATGTATTTGAAACTGTTCTTATATTATCTCCCGTTTTTAACAACCAAGGAAAATTATAAGTAAAACCTGTATTTTCAGCAGCATATAATTGAACAAACGAATCAACGGTTCCTGCTACAGCAGCTTGTGCGGTTCCATATAATAAATTTGATAATTGCGTTGCCCATGCACCATATTGTAATTCTTTTTCTGTTACAAAAATTCTAGGTACTTCACTTCTATCACCACCGGGATTACACCAATTCATGTCATCACAAACATTTACAAGACCATCACCAGAAGGTCTTAAAACAATATAAGGTGTACTCTCCAAACCAAATATATTAAGTGCCCTACTTTCGGCATAAAAATATTTGTTTCCAGCCATTGTGGAATTAAATTTATTGGCTGAAGACCAATCCGAAGAGATTTGAGAAAAAGAAGCCATTTATAATATTTAGCCAGTAGCACTATAATCTCTGGCGTGTTTCCACCAAGAACTTCTTTTGTCTAGGTTTACATCATAAATCGATTTAAATAAATATTCTTTGGATTCATTGTTGGAAGAAACATTAGTACTGTTATTATTAATTAAAATATTTTGATTATTCATCATATTTGTATTCATCAAAGATAATTGGTTACTAACTTCAGACATAATTTTTTTTAAATCATCAACACCTTTATCTAAAATTCCTCCTTTTTTAGATGCTAATATTTCGTCAGATGGATCTGATCTATACATGTCACCAGTTTGTCTATCAATTATGTCATATGATGTTGATTTTGGTTTTAAAAGTTTGTCTTGAATGCGTTTTCCTTTTTCATCAAACATTTTATCCAAAAATTCTTTGTCTTCATCGCTAAGTTGACCTTTATTTTCTTCTCTGTAATATCTTTCAGCAGCATCTCTTTCAGTTTCTTCACCTTTAGGTTTTAAACGTTCTGCCATATCAATTGAATCTTTAGTAAGAAGGCGATTAGGATCCTCAAAAGCCATTGTAACCCTTTTACCCATTTGAGCGCCCATTCCACCAAAACTATAATCATCGGTCATACCACGCATAAATTTTCCAACAGCATTTTCAGTTTTCCAACCTTTTCCTGTTAATAAATTCCAAATTCCAGTAGCACCTTCAGACACAATTCCAATTAAACTGGCAATTCCATCACCCAACCCAAAAAAGGCAGATGTTAAAACTGCTATAGATTTTTCAAAAATATTTAAATTTTCATTATTCCACACATCAAAGAGTGTTTTCCCTGCTGCAACTAAAGGATCTAAAATTACCAAAAACGAAGCTAATGTTTTAAAAATAGATAAAACGGGTTTCATCCAATTACCAAATGGTTTTAAAACCTCAACCACATCTAAAAATATTTTAACAATATTATCTCCAGTTTCTTTTAAAAAAGTCCAAAGCGGTTTTAATGATTCAGAAATTTTAGTTAAAATTTTTGCTATATCATCAAAAAACGGCATAATTTTTTCATTATAAATATTTTCAAAAGATTTAAAAGCATTAGTAAAAGGCGTTGATACATATTTTTCCCAAGTATTGCTTACTCCAGTACCAAAATCTTCTATTCTTTTCCAAATGCCAGAAAAATTAAATGCACCTTTTGCTTTTTGTGCATTTGATAATTCTTTAGCTTTAGCAACATCCGCTAATTCATCAAAATTCATTATTTCTTTAACTTTTTTAATAAAAGATGCCCATTTTTCTTTAAATGGGTTTGTTATAAATTCATCAAAATATGATTTTATATAATACCCAACATCTTTTATTGTATCAACAACCTTTCCCCATTTTAATCTCATCCAATCAGCCAAATCATCCAATTTTAAAAATTTTTTTATTTTTTCGGGAAGTTTTATTAAATCATCAACAAAATCAACAAGTGTGTTTTTAAAAGATCTTAACTTTTCTAAAACAGAAGTTATTGCAACAACTATACCACCAAGAATTGCTAAAACACCCATAAGTAATAATTCCAGAAATCCTCCTTTACCAGAACCACTTGGTTGTAAAGTTTTCATTAATTTATCTAAAGCATCTGTATTTGCGTTTAATGCCTTATATATGGGATCTAAAAGTTTTTTTAATATAACTACGCCCTCTGGATGAAAACTAACCCTTACAATATCTTCTCCAAAGTTTTTTTGTTCGGATGTAGTTTTTTCTTGTGGTTTTAATTTATTTAAAAGAGTTTCAGGTAAATTATTTATACGTTTTAAAAAATCAAAAATAGAAGATTTATCATTTTGTACATTTTCATTTTGATTTGATATATTTTTAATACCTTTTGGTATGATTTTATTGTAATCAAATTCTTGAAATTTTTCAAAATCACTTTTTTCTTGTTTTAAACGTTTTATTTTTTCATCGAAAACTTTTTTTTGAAGATCTTCTGTTTCTTTTTCTCGCTTTTCTCTTAATTTTTCTAAATCATCTTCCTTTTTCTTTGAATCTTTTTCAAATTTTAACTGTTTATCCAATCTTTTATTAAATAAAACTTCAATTTCTTTAAATAAATTTAAATTTTTTGAAACAATTTTATCAAAAAATTCTTTATCAACCCCATTGGGTTGATTCATAAAATTACTGAAATCTTGCGTGGCTTCCATTAATAACTACTTATTG